GCGCCCGCCGCGGCCAGCGGCGCCAGAACGCCGAGCGCGACGAGATGGGCGACATCGGCCGGCGCGGCCTCGCGCGTGTCGCCGGGCGCATAGGCGCGATCGCCATCGTGATGGCGCAGGACGCGATAGGCGGCCATGGTCTGCTCTCCGGGAAAGATGCGGGACGCGGCGCGCCGCGTCC